AAGCTTGTACAGTAAGCAGAAATAGATTAAGAGCATTTGAAGTTTGGGAACAATATGGATTAGACTTTGATGAGACTGAAAACTATATGAAAGAAAATGTATTTCAAACACAATTCCAAGATGTATTATTTAGTAGGATTATGCCTAATCTTAAAAAGATTGGACTGTTGCATGATGAACTGATACCTGAATACGAAAAGCTAGGTGTCATGGGTTATGCTGACGGTGATAATGATTATGAAACTAGTTGGGAAGAATTAAGTAAGCCATTAAAATGAAAACAAAAATACACAAAAAATTTGATGAATTCTTAGATGAAGCTTCTAAACCAGAATTTACCTGGTTAGATTTAGCTCATGCTAGAAGAAGAGGCCGTATACCTATTATTGTTCAAAAAATTAAAGATGGAAAAGAGTTTTTAACTAAAAAAGGTTTAGTTGTTTTAGATAAAAAAATAGAGATTAATGGTGTAGAACATGATGTAAAATCTATGCAACAAACTTTAGAACAACCTGGATATAAACAAGGCGAGGTAAAATTCTTTTACAAAGGTGAACCTATGTATATGGGTAAAGATAAAGACTTTTACAAAACTCCAGATTTAGGTGGTGTTGACAAAGGTAAATCTACTGCAAAAGAAAATTTTGCTTTAAGTGCATTTCAAAAAGAGTTTGCTGCAGCTATGGATAAAGACGGAACACCTTATCTAAATATTAAAGTTGGTAAAAGAATAGTAAAAGCATCAGGAATTATCTCACAACCACCTTATCGTGGTGATAAAGTGCCTAAGTCAGACTTTTGTCTTTTAGGCGTAGATGGTAGAACCCAAGTTGGATTTATATCACACAAAGACGGAAGTACTGCAAAAGATTTTTTACAGTACGGTGGAGTTTCAAAAGATAAAAAATTAAAAACTAATAAGAAGGTAAATGACTTTTTAGATGCTGTAAAAAATGAAAGACCCGATGGATTACGAAGTGGAGATGCATTTAAAAGAACTGTAAAAGACCCACTTGTAAAAAAGAATACTGTGTATGGACCAGAAGCAGGTAAGAGACCTTCACCATATAATGTAGATGAATTTCACCAAGGTCCTATGTTCTTAAAGAAAAAAGGTAATACATACGAAATTACTTCCAATCATAAAATTATTAATCCACAAATTCCTGGTGGTGAATATGAACCTACTTATGTAGCAGGTTTTAGAAATAACAGAAATAGTGCTGGAATTAAAAATGCAAGAGTTGCTGTTTATACCAAAGCGTTTTCGCCAAGGGCTAAACCGGTTTAATAATTTGAATTGTCCCCTTTGAGGAAATTATTGAAGTTTTGAAAGTCAACTTTGGTTGAAAAAGTTAATTGAAAAACTAAGGCCCCTTGGTCCGAAATATCCAAAAATTTGAAAATTATATTGAAATTGTCAAATATGGTAAATAAATCTTTTGGGTGTGTGTTGTGAAAGGCAAATTCTGAAGTAATCATAATGTAATCTTATCACAAATAAGAGTCATTGTAAACACTATATAACTTATTATTATATCAATATAAACAGTGTTCTAAGTCTAGTAATTCTTTATAGTCTGATTTTAATTTTCCAAATACTCTTAATTGTATTCTTCTTGATTTTGTCTCCGTAGTACAGTGAGGATTCGAATCATCAAAATGCCAAACCTTCCATTTAGATTCATCAATCATCTTTTCACCAGTATCTGTTTCAACCCAAAGATTAGCACCACCGGCTAGCACATTAATAGTTATAGAACCATTACCATCAGCATAATATTGTTGATTCATTTTCTTTCCAGAATCAGCGTGTATAACACCAATTGATGGTGGACTTTGTAAAATACATCTGACAGTAGTGACATATTCAAAAGGTAATTGTTCAATTACAGTTATTGTGTAAGGTATATTCAAATCGTCTCTAAACTTCCAAGGGTGCTGATGTTCTACCCATAATGGTATTGTTCTTTGATAATCCCAACTCTCATATCTTGAACGTTCATCATGGTAAGTAAGATTAGTCATCCAAAACGTATCCATACCTCTTACAATTGACCTTGAATCATCACTACCTTCATAGTGTATTACATCTTTAGTTTTAGCAAACTTTTCATCTTCAAATGACATAACACCTTTCCATCTTGATTGTCCATCTTCAAATGTAGTAGTGGCTAATACACTGTGTTTATCAATATCATTACCTAATAGTTCTTCAACAATCTTATGTTCACTGAAGTCTATTTGATTTTTAAGTGGAGCAAATACTGGTATCATAATACTTTTATTGCTACTTGTTGCAGAGTGTTTTTAACTAACATTGGACCTTTTAAAAATTTAAGGTCTTTATATGTATCTGAGTTTTTCATACCAAATGCTGTAGCTTTACCTTGACTAATTCTTTTTAAAAATTTATATAGCCATGCATTGTAATCATTAAATGTAAACCAAGCCGCATGACATCCTTTTTCCTTGGCATATTTAAACTGTTCTGGAAATATATGATTACCATGAACATATTTAGTTCTCATATCTGGCACAGTCCAAGAACGGCAACCACATATCATAACTTTATTATTTAACTTATAACAAGCTGATATACCTACTAATCTTTCACCGTGCCAACCTAAAAATAATCTGTCATATTCCTTAGATACCCACAATTTGTGTAGTAAAGTTTCTGGCTTATTTTCATAATCTTCAACTTCCATATTTTTAGCAGGTGGTAAATCTTCTTCTGCTGCTTCTGAACAAAATTCAAATAACTCTAACATTTGTATAGAGTTCATTTGAGCAGGGTCTACTGATTCAACTTTTATAGAGAGTTCCATTCGCATTCCATTCATGTAATAATTCCCAAGGATGTTTTAGTGTAATTTGAAAACAATATCTTTCTTTGTCTTTATTATCCACACCATGAAAGTATTTGTGAGTGTGCATAATAACTGGATTACCATTATGTTCATGTTGATATAGTAAATTGTAGTCATCATCATAAAAATTAGTAGGTTCACCAGGTCCTAATGGAAAGTGAATACTACCTGTTCTTAATCTATCTTTGTGTTTAGCTAATTTCATGTAAGGTGGATATTTTAAAAAGTTTGCTGGTCTTAAAGCCATTTGAGCCCATAGTAATATGTTAGGATTTACTCTATCATATATATGACGTACGTATTCAACGTGTTTTGTTTCTAGTTCTTTTAACATATAACCACCACCTTCCATAAGGAAAGTACTACCAAGATTAAATTCATTACTTAGTCCTTTCATAGGGAAATGGAGCAATTCTCTCCAATCACCTAACACATCTGAATTCATAAACTCTATCAATCTTTCTTTATCAAATTGAAAGTCTGGTAATTCAATTACAAAATCATCCTTATTCATATTATACTTATACTATAAATAGAGTATGGAAAAAGATGATAAACAACTAACTGAACTAGATACCGAGGTCAAAGATACCAAAGGTCAAGTAGCCAAATTAGTACAACATCGTCAAGATGACTACGAGTATGCCAGGGAAGTCCTGTACGCTGCAAGCGAGAGACTTCAAGACGTACTTGATAGTGCTGTTCAACTCGCGCAGGAGTCCGAGCACCCGCGAGCCATTGAAGTGGCATCTAATACGGCACAAACGCTAGGTAATATTGCAGGCCAACTTATGGACCATCACATTCGTGTGGAACGTATTAATAAAGGCAGCACAAAAGATAGCAATGTGACAAATAACAATCTCAATGTAAAACTAAACACGAAAGATTTGTTAGAGTTATTAGGCAAAGAGTAATCCTATGAACTATATTAGTGATAAGGAGTACGACTCAAAGCTTCATGATGGCTGGAAACAGTTCGGTGACCATTTTTTCGAGTCTAAAAAAGACTTATTAGCATATCTTGCTGAAAATAGAAAATATAAAGACACACCAACAAGAGAAACAAGACCTGAGTTATTTGAGAATGACCCAAAAGCTTCTCACTATGTTGGTAATCCAAATATTAAAGCAGGTTATCAAAGTCTAGAATACACACCAGAACAATTAAGAGAATATAAGAAGTGTATGGAAGACCCAATATACTTTGCAGAGTCTTATATGAAAATCATGTCAGTGGACTTTGGTGAAATACCATTTACACTATATGACTTTCAAAGAGAAATGTTATCGTCTTTTCATCAAAACAGATTTAACATTGCTAAATTACCAAGACAGTGTGGTAAGTCAACCACAAGTGTCGCATATATTTTATGGTTCTTACTTTTTAATCCAGGTAAAACTGTTGGTATACTAGCAAACAAAGGTGAATTAGCACAAGAGATTTTAGGTAGATTACAATTGTCATATGAAAATTTACCGTATTGGCTACAACAAGGTGTTATTACTTGGAATAAAAGGTCAATATCATTAGAGAATGGTAGTAAAGTAATAGCAACATCATCATCTGGTTCAGCTGCTAGGGGTATGTCATTCTCTTTATTATTCCTAGATGAGTTTGCATTTGTACCACCAAATGATGCTGAAGACTTTTTCCGTTCAGTTTATCCTACAATTTCATCTGGTTCAGATACAAAAATGATAGTTGTATCTACACCAAGAGGTATGAACCATTTCTATAAAATGTGGACTGAAGCTACAGCAAGAAGGTCACAATTTAATCCTATTGAAATAAACTGGTGGGATGTACCAGGTAGAGATGAGAATTGGAAAGAAGAACAAATTGCTAACACATCCGAAGACCAGTTCAGACAAGAGTTTGAATGTCAATTTATTGGTTCAAGTAATACTTTGATATCACCTACTAAATTACAAAATATGTCTTATGTAGAACCTATAAAAACATTTGAAGATGTAGACTATCATGAAGAACCAAAACAAGGACACAAATATATTCTTGTATGTGATACGGCAAGAGGTATTAGATTAGACTATTCAGCATTTGTAGTATTTGATATTACAACTGTACCATATAAAGCAGTGGCCAAATTTAGGTCAAACGAAATATCACCAATGGTACTACCACAATTTATATCTAATGTAGGTAAACATTTTAATGATGCACATGTTTTAGTAGAGGCAAATGACTTAGGTGCACAAGTGTTAAATGACTTACATTTTGAACTCAGTTATGAAAATTTATTGAGGTCATCATCAAAAGGTAGAGCTGGACACCAATTAGGTGGAGGACCAAGTGCAAAATTAGGTGTGACTACATCACATTCTGTCAAAACTAGTGGTTGTTCTAATGTAAAATCATTGATAGAAGCTGATAAACTAATTGTAGAAGACTATGATATATATGTAGAACTTACAACTTTTGTAAGAAAAGGTGAATCTGGTGCATCCTTTGCAGCAGAACCAGGTACAAATGATGACTTAGTCATGTGTTTGGTATTGTTTGGGTGGGCAACTGGTTGTGAACATTGGAAAGAATTAACTGAACTAAATGCTTCTCGAATAATGTACAAAGACCAATTAGAAGACAAAGATGATATGCCAATAGGTTGGTTGTCAGAAAATGACACATACATAGGAGAAAAAGACCAATCTGGAGATTTATGGACTCCGATCAATACTGAAGAAGATGAAAAACCTGAATGGTTTGACAAGGTATATCAGAATTTTGACCCAAATTTCTAATGATTGACAATTATAAATAGAAGTGTAGAGGGACTGTGAAAAAACAACCTCAGTAGATTGTTAAAAAATAAATAAACTATAAAGAATTCTTAAGGAGTCACATACATGGCATTTCTAGTAAGCCCAGGAGTACAGGTCAAAGAAACAGACCTTACAAATATCGTACCAGCCGTCGCTACGTCGATCGGAGGTTTTGCAGGACGTTTTGAGTGGGGTCCTGTAAATGAAGTCACACTTATATCTTCAGAGCAAGATTTATTAAACAAACACGGACAGCCAAGAAAAGGCACAAACGCAGGATACGTCAGAGATGACTGGTATGCAGCAGCTAATTTCTTATCTTATGCAAATGCTTGTAAAGTAGTTCGTGCAGCTGCAACTGGAGCTTTAAACGCTTCAATGGGTGACTCCGATAATGCAGTTGATTCAGATGCAAACATACAAAACGAAACAGACTTTACATCAGACATCTCAGGTTTAACATCTACAGTATACGCAAGATTCCCAGGTAGTTTAGGTAATGATATTGGTGTACTAATTGTAGATAGTGCATTGGATTCAGATACTTACAACACAACAAACGTATTTGGTTCAGTTAAATTAAGAGATTACTTTGACTCAGTACCAGGCACATCAGACTGGGCAAAAACTTATGACTCAGATTTAAGAGATGAAGTTCACGTTATGGTCTACACACTAAATGACAGACCAACTGGAACTACTCACGAAGTATTAGAAACTTATCCTTTCCTATCTAAAGCTGCAAACAGTAAAGATGGAAACAATGCTAATAACTACTTTGTAAATAAAATTAACGAACAATCAGAATGGATTTACTTAGTAAATAACTTTGGAACAAATGCAACAGGAGCTGGTGGAGCAAACTATACACCAGGTGCTACAATCACAAGTATCGCAAGAGGTTCATTTGCTACATTGAAAAGAACTTATGATTCAGATTTACCATCAGATTCTTCAGGTACACCAATCTATAAAGCACAGCTTAAGAATGGTAATGATGGTTCAGCTGTCACAGATGGTGCATTACAAGCAGCTTATGATAAGCTATTAGATGCTGAAACTGAAGATGTAAACTTACTAATTACTGGTGAACATAGCACTACAGTCGGTAAATATGTAATGGCTGGTGCAAAAGAAAGAAAAGATGCAATGGCATTTATATCACCGTCAGAAACAGTGGCTGTAAACAGTCCATCAGCTAGAAAAATAGTTGATTACTTCTCAGATTGGAATTCAAACTCTTACGGTGTATTTGATTCAGGTTGGAAACGTCAATATGATAGATATAATGACGAGTTCTTTAATATGCCTTTAAATCCAGATACTGCAGGAGTCACAGCAAGAGCAGAATTTACAAATGATGCTTGGTTCTCACCAGCTGGTTTGAATAGAGGATTCTACAAAAACGTAGTTAAATTACATTTCAATCCATCACAAGCTGAAAGAGATGAGCTTTACAAATCAAGAGTTAACCCAGTCGTAACATTTAAAGGACAGGGTACATTACTATTTGGTGATAAAACAGCTCTTAGCAAACCATCAGCATTTGATAGAATTAATGTTAGAAGGTTATTCATTGTCTTAGAAAAAGCAATTGCTACAGCTGCTAAGTTCCAATTGTTTGAATTTAATGATGACTTTACAAGAGCAAATTTTGTAGCCGCAGTAGAGCCGTTCTTGGCTGATGTTAAGTCAAGGAGAGGAATGACAGACTTTAAAGTAGTCTGTGATGCTTCAAACAACACGGCTGCAGTAATCGATGGAAACAGATTCGTGGCTGATATATACATCAAACCGAATCGTTCAATTAACTTCATTACACTTAACTTTGTAGCAGTACGAAGTGGAGTTAGTTTTGAAGAGGTAGCAGGAGCATAATAAATGGCAAGAATAGATGATTTTAAAGCAGCTTTAATCGGTGGAGGCGCAAGAGCCAACCAATTTAGAGTAATACCTCAATTTCCAGCTGGAGTCACAAATACAGATTCAACTGGACTTGGACTAGTACAACTTGGTTCATTCATGATTAAAACAGCACAATTACCTGGTTCTGAACTTACTGAAATTATGGTTCCATACCGTGGAAGAGAATTATATCTACCAGGTGATAGAAAATTTCAACCTTGGACGATAACCGTGATTAACGATAATAACTTTGCTATTAGAAATGCAATGGAATCATGGAGTAATAATATTAATACGCATGTTGGTAATACTTCGGCGGGCGGAATTGATGCTACTGATTTTGCTTCTTTTGTTCAAGATTGGACTGTCGAGCAAATCGGCAAAGATGGTGAAGTAAATAAATCAATAGTTCTACGTGGTTGTTTCCCAACTACAATCGATCCAATTGATGTATCTTTTGACACAGCCGATACAATATCAGAGTTCTCTGCAACTATCAGATATCAATTCTGGACTTCGAACACTACCGACAACGTCGGTTAAGAATTATTGCGTACGTTTTAGTATAATACTAAAGCGGCATATTATGAAAAAACAGTGTTAGGAGAAACATGGCAGAAACAAAAGAAGATTTATTTGGCTTTGAATTAATATCACCAGAAAAATCACCTAAAATACCCTCTCCAGTACCGGTTCAATTAGACGATGGAACCGATTTACCGGTTGGTGGTCGTATAGGCTATACGTATGAACAAGACGATAAAGCCAGAACCGAGCACGCCCTTATATCTACATACAGAGAAGTAGCACTTTATCCAGAAGCTGACATGGCTATTGATGATATAGTCAATGAAGCTTTTGTGGTTGAGCATGACAGAGCACCTGTATCTATCAGATTAGACAATTTGAATATGGATGACAGGATTAAAGAACTCATTAGAACAGAATTCCAAAAAATATTAGAATTACTAAGATTCCAAAAGAAATCTTATGAAACATTTAGAAACTGGTATATTGATGGTAGATTATATTATCAAGTAATTATCGATTCTAAAAGTCCTAAAGATGGTATTCAAGAATTAAGACCAATTGATTCTCTGAAAATGAAAAGAGTAATCAAACCCATCTATTCTAAAAATGTAAAACTTGGTATGCCATTCTTAGAAGATGTAGAAGAACATTTTGAATTTATGCCCGATGGTGACATGGGTGCAGCAGTTAAATTATCTAAAGATTCTGTAATATTTTGTCCATCTGGTATAGTAGATAAAACTAAAGGAATGATTATTGGTTATTTAGATAAAGCTGTAAAAGCTTTCAATAACTTAAGGTCTATGGAAGACTCTTTAATTGTTTATAGAATAGCAAGAGCTCCAGAAAGAAGAATATTTTATATTGATGTTGGTAATCTACCAAAGATTAAAGCAGAGCAGTATCTTAGAGATATGCAAAATAGATTTAGAAACAAAATAGATTATGACCCAGTCACTGGTGCTATCAGAGACAGTCGTAAATTTATGAGTGTCTTAGAAGATTTCTGGCTACCACGAAGAGACGGAAGAGCAACAGAGATTACTACCCTACCTGGTGGCCAGAATCTGGGTGACCTTGATGATATCATATACTTTAAAAACAAATTATATGAAGCTCTTAACGTTCCACTATCAAGAGTAAATGGTGCTGATACAGCTTTCCAAATTGGTAGAGCATCTGATATTTCAAGAGATGAACTTAAGTTTGGTAAATTTGTTGCAAGGTTAAAGAAACAATTTGGTGAACTCTTTAATGAAATATTAAGAGTACAATGTTCACTAAAAGGCATTTGTACTGCAGAAGAATTCGATGAAATGAGAACCCACATCACTTTTGATTTTATAGAAGATACACACTTCAAAGAACTCAAAGATGTAGAACTACTAACAGACAGAATGAATCTGTTAAGAGATGCTACTGAATATGTAGGTAAATATTTCTCTATTGAATATGTGCGAAAAATCATCTTAGCTCAGTCTGAAGACGATATTGCTAGGATTGACCGTGAAATAATGAAAGAAATCGATAAAGGTCAAATAAATACTGAAGATGACCAAATGGACATGTACAGTGAATCACGGGAAAATATAGATGGCACTACCGAAAAGTAAACAAAGTTTAGCTGATTATATGCTACGTAGGTGTGGAGCACCTGTTGTAAACGTAGAAGTGTCTGATGTCCAATTGGAAGACTGTATAGATGATGCTGTTAAAATGTATCAAGAGTATCATTATGACGGTAATGAAAGAACATATAGAGTCCTAGAAGTAAATGCTAAAGTAATAGCTGAAAATCAAAGACGCCACCAAGACATTACAGCTCCTGTATTCAATCATGATTCAGAATATAAAAAAGGTGCTAGAGTATTTCACAATCCAAGTAAAAATACTGACTCAGATACAGGTTTTAATGTCTATGTAAAAATTGATAGTGATTTACCATTAGATTCAGATAATAAAGTATTTAGAAAGAACTATCAAAAAGAACAATTATATCTAAAAGATTCCTATGCTCTAGTTGAAGGTGGACAAGTAGGAATAAGAGTACCAGAAAATATAATACAAATATCAAGAGTAGCTAAAGTAGATAGCTTTGCTCAGTCTGGTATGTACAATTATGAATACCAATACTTCTTAAATAACTTTGATGCATTTTATGGTAATGCTGCAGGTTCAGGTATTACTGGATATTACATACAAAAAATGTATGTTGAGCATATAGATTTCCTATTAAACACATCACCAGCAATTAGATTTAGTAAAGCCAAAAATAGACTTTACCTGGATATTGATTGGAAGCGTCCTAAAAAGGGAGAGTTCTTCTTAGTTGAATGTTATGAAGCAACTGACCCTGAGATATATGGTGATGTTTACAATGATATATGGATTAAAAAGTATTCTACAGCATTATTAAAGATGCAGTGGGGCTCAAACTTGAAAAAGTATGAGAATACTGAATTACCAGGTGGTGTTCAGTTAAATGGTCAAGCTCTCTATGACGAAGGCAAAGGCGAAAAAGATGAGCTTGAAGAAGAACTAAAACAAAATCTCCAGCTGGAGATGGATATGATTAGAGGCTAAGGGAGTATAAATAAATTATGAGTGGACTTAAAGAACTTTTAAATGACGAACAAGGTTTCAAGTCTGATGCGAAAGAGAAATTAGACAAAAAAGCTTTTGAAAAACTAGCTGATATGAAGGCAAATATTGCAAAAGACTTTATTACGCCTGAAGTAGCAGAAACAGACAAAGAAGAAACTAAAACAGATGAGCAATCTTAGAGACTGGAAAAGTAATAAGTTTGATGAATACCGTGCTAAGGTAAAAGCACAGGTATCTGAAGGTATTGCTGTATCATCAGACCATATTATTGACGAAGATACTTTACAAGAAATACATGACGAAGTAGCAATTGAAAAGTTTCAAGAAGTAGTTGATTTTGATTATGAAATCGAATTAGATGAAGCTCTTGAAACTGACTTAAACGATGCTATATGTGACTGTCCAGATGATGAAAAAGATGCTGGTACATGTTCATGCCCAGAAACTTTCTATGACTTTATACCTGATGAGTTTGGTGAGTTGATGGATGTAGAATTTGAAATTGATGGTATGAGAGACCACTATGATGATGGTGTAAATAATTACTTAAAAATTAAAGATGCTATGTTTGCTGATTCATTTGATTTAGTAAACCAAGACTTACCAGAAGATATGGATGACCCATTAGAAGATGGAATGACTACATTTGATGAAGCTCAACCTGGTAGAGCAAGAGTTATTTTTAGAAGGTCTAAAGGAAGAATTACTAAAAGAAAAAGATGTCCAAGAGGAACTAGATTACAGGGTAATAGATGTATACCTCAAACTGGTACTCAAAAAGCTAGGTTACGTAGAACAGGTATCAAGCTGAAAAGAGCTAAAAGGGCTATGGGAGCTGGTAAAAAGAAACTAGCTGCACTAAAATCAAGAATTACTAAGAAGAGAGTAAAAACAAGGTCTCGTAATTACGCAGGTACATAAAGGAATAAATAAGATATGGCAAATACAGTTGTTAGTAAATCCGTAGGGATTCAAGGTTCATCACAAGGAAATAGAGTAGTCTACCATGTAGATACTGCTGAAACACTTGATTCTGATGATTTTACATTTACTTATCAAATTAAAAATATTTACGGCCCAGACCAATCACCGGCATCTGACTCAGATGAAAAGAACATCAATCACTATATGAGACCAATCAAAATGGAATCAGTGACTAACATGGGTCCAAATGCTATTACAATTGATGGAAAGGTATTTGCTACTGGTAAATGGGACTTTAACATGACAGGTGGAGTTCCAATCGTTCAAGCTAAAGGTAATGTAGTTATTTCTGGTACATCACCAAATGCTATCATCGTATTTAGAGGACAATAATGAAGTTAATTAAAGAAGATATTTCATTCAATGACCTCGAAGTTCTGACAGAAGGTAAAGAACAAAAGAAGAAATATATTCAAGGTCCATTCTTACAAGCTGAAAAACAAAATAGAAATGGACGTGTATATCCACAACACGTAATGGACAAAGCTGTAGAAGCTTACAAAAAAGATTATATCTCTCAGTCAAGAGCATTGGGAGAATTAAACCACCCGGCAGAACCGGTTGTAAACCCTGAAAGAGCAGCCATCATGACTAAAGAGTTAACTAGAGATGGTTATTATTATAAAGGAAAAGCACAAGTCCTTAGTACTCCGATGGGTAAAATCGTTGAAAATCTACTTGACGATGGCGTAAAAATTGGTGTTTCATCTAGAGGATTAGGTTCTTTGAGAATGACTCGTCAGGGATATAATGAAGTGCAAGAAGATTTTGTCTTAACTACAGCAGCTGATGTTGTATTTGACCCATCTGCTCAAGAGGCTTTCGTTGAGGGAGTTTATGAGCAAGCGGATTGGATATTTGAATCAGGTGTATGGCAGAGGGTCGACCTTGAAAAAGCTCGAAAAGAGTTAGCAGAGGCCGGTCGTAGAGAATTAAATAATACAAAACTAAAATTGTTTAAAAGGTTCTTAGAGAATCAATAAAAAATAAATAAATTAATATTTGGAGCTATAGCAAAATGTCAAATAACGAAGAGAAAAAAGGTCTTATTGAAGTCATCGAAGACTTGATGGAGAAAAACCTTCAAGCAAAAGAAGCTGACATGACTAAAAAAGACGAAATCAAAAACCCTCAAGAGGAAGAAGTCACTGAGGGTCAAGATACTACTGTACAAAAAAACGTCAACGATAAAGAATTACCTGCCGCTGAAAAAGAAACTATAGCTAATAAACAAGCAGCTGCTCCAACTGCTGAGCCTAACAAAAATGAAACAGGCGCTGAGCCAATGAAAGATGTCGGTGGTGATAAAGAAAATAATGCATCAGACGCAAGTGCAGAAGTAGAAGCTGACAAACCTGCACATGACCAAAGTAAAGACCCTATTGAAACTCCAATGAAAGACGAGTCTGACCCTAAGAAAAAAGTATCTGAAATGAAAAAAGATGATATGGATGAAGAGGAAGACGAAGTCAAAGAAATGTCCCATGCCGACAAAGAGAAAAAAGAAATGAAGGACATGGAAAAAGAAGAAGAAGAGCCTAAGGAAATGAAAAAAGACATGGACGAGATGGCTAAGAAAGACATGGACGAGGAAGAGGACGAAGTTAAGGAAACTAAAGAAGAGCCAAAAGAAATGGCTAAAGACGACATGGATGAAGAAGAAGATGACGTCAAAGAAGAATTAACTGCTGGTCAGAAAAAATTACCACCTGCTCTACAAAAAGCTATCAAAGATAAAAAAGACAAGAAAGAGACTAAAGAAGTCGATGAGATGGCTAAAAAAGATATGGATGAGACTGAAGACGAGCCTAAAGAAATGAAAAAAGACATGGATGAAATGTCTCATGGCGATAAAGAGAAAAAAGAAGAGCTCAAAGGTGACCAGAAGAAATTAGACAAAGATGGTGATGGCGATATCGATGCTAAAGATTTAGCTAAAGTCCGTAAAGACGGTGCCAATGAATCTGTAGAAGAAATGAAAAAAGACGATATGGATGAAGAGGAAGATGAGCCTAAAGAAATGAAAAAAGATATGGATGAGGATGCTAATGAAGTAAAAGCTGAAAAGCAACCTACTGAAGTAGAGAAAAACGCCAACGATAAGAATTTACCACCTCAAGATAAAGCTACATTAGATATGGCTAAAGGCGATACTGATGCTGAACAAGCTGAGGCTGATAAAGGTCCTCATGACCAAGGTAAAGACCCAATTGAAACTCCAATGAAAGATGATTCCGACCCGAAAAAAGGCGTATCAGAAATGAAAAAAGATGATATGGACGAGGAAGAGGATGAGCCTAAGGAGATGAAAAAAGACATGGATGAAATGGCTAAAGATTCTAAAGATGAAATGGCTAAAGACGACATGGATGAAAAAGACGAAATGGACGAAATGAAAAAAGACGACATGGATGAAGAAGAAGATGAAGTCAAAGAAATGAAGTCCAAAAAAGATGAAATGGCTAAAGACACAGAAGAAATGGCTAAGGATGACATGGAAGAAGATGTTGACCTTGACGAAGACTTCAAACAAAAAGCCGCTATCGTCTTTGAAACTGCTGTTAACGAAAAAGTTAATGCTAAGGTTAAAGAAATCGAAGAAAAACTAGAAGCTGAAAATGCTGATAGAATGAAAGATTTAGAAGAGAAGTTCTCACAATACACTGACTATGCTACTGAAGAGTGGTTAAAAGAAAATGCTTTAGAAATTAAGTATTCTCTTAGAACAGAAATTGCTGAAACTTTTATGAAAGACCTTAAAGGTTTATTTGAAAAGAATTACATTGACATACCTGAAGATGATATCAAGGTTGTTGATGAACTCACTGAAGCGGTTGAAGGATATAAAGACCAAATGAGTGAGAAAGACGAACTTGTTGAAAAGCTGCAAGAGAAAGTGCTAGCTTTCGAAAGAGCCGACATAACTACTGAAGTTAGTGAAGGCTTAACTGAAACCCAAAAGATACGCCTAGAAAAATTGGGTGAAAGTGTAGAAGCTGGTAGTACTGAAGAGTACAAAGAGAAGCTAGAGGCTCTCAAAGAGTCCTACTTCGATAATCCGGAAACTGCAGCTAAAGCTCTATCATCTTATGGTGATGAAGTCTTCACAGGTCAGGAAGGCGAAAGCCAACCTGAAACTGATACGGGTAACCCTGTATCGCAGTACGTTAGATACTTGTCTAAAACTGCACTTAAATAAGAATGAAAAACCTAACGATTTTTAAGAAAATTAATAATCTAACTAAATTTTAACTTAGGAGAAAAACCATGTCATACGACGTACTTACAGAGAAATGGGCTCCAGTGATCGAACACGAAGATTTACCAAAAGTAGATGAGCGTGATAAGAAAGCTGTTCTTGCACAAGTTCTCGAAAATACAGAGAAAGCATTGGCAGAGGAGCAGAACTTAGAAGAAGCTTCTTTATCTGGTGCTAGCTTTGGTGGTGCTATGAGTGGTGCAAACACTAATAGTGCTGTAAACGCTACTGGTCGAGCTGGTTATGACCCTATCATTATATCTCTAGTTAGACGTGCGGTTCCACAAATGATGGCATTTGACCTATGTGGTGTTCAACCTATGAACGCTCCAACTGGTCTTATTTTCGCACTAAGAGCAAGATACAACAATACTAACGAAGGTGTTAGTGGCGATGGTAATGGTCTTGGTATCGAAGCTATGTACGACGAGCCGTTCTCTAACTTCTCAGGTACTGCGTTTAACACAGGTACGCCTAATACGCACTCTGCTGGAAGCAACGATGACACATCTGGTAACCCATTTGCTGTCTCTAGAGCTAAAAATGATGGTGTTAGCACTGCTGACTCTGACCCTGTAACTGATACTGGTTCAATTACACCTGTAAATGACCCATTTGTAGACACAGTTACTGCAAACCCTGGCCTAAACTCTGGCTATATGCCAAGTGGTCAAGCTGAAGGAAATACTTCTTTCGGAATGGCTACAAGAGAGGGAGAAGGGGATAACTTCCGTGAAATGTCATTCACAATTGAGAGAACAGCTGTTGAAGCTAAAACAAGAGCTCTCAAAAGTGAATACACTATGGAACTAGTTCAAGACCTTAAAGCTGTCCACGGTTTGGACGCTGAGGCTGAATTAGCGAACATTCTTTCTACTGAAATCCTAGCGGAAATCAATAGGGAAGTTGTTCACACTATCCTATCTCAGGCTAAATACGGTGCCCAAGGTCTAACAACTAACGGAATCTTTGACTTAATCGCTGATGGTCAAGGAAGATGGTCTGTTGAAAGACAAAAAGGCTTAATGATGCAAATCGAAAAAGAATGTAATAAAATTGCATTTGAAACACGAAGAGGTAAAGGAAACTTTATTCTTTGTTCTGCGAATGTTGCATCAGCTTTAACTATGGCTGGACTACTTGACTACACATCTGGATTACAAGATAATCTAAATGTAGACGTAACAAGTGGTACATTTGCTGGAGTACTAAACGGACGTACTAAAGTCTATGTTGACCCTTATGCAACTAACGGCGACTATGTTGTTGTTGGTTATAAAGGTACTAACAATATGGATGCAGGTATGTTCTACTGCCCATACGTTCCTTTACAAATGGTTCGTGCGGTTAGTCAGGAAACATTCCAACCTAAAATTGGATTCAAAACTCGTTACGGAATGGTATCAAACCCATTTGCTGCGAGAACTATTCAATCTCAAGGTTTACATGCTCCTGGTTCGAACATGTACTACAGAAAATTCAGAGTTGACAACGTGTAAGCCACGTTCGATAACGAATTTTAAAGGGGAGCTTCGGCTCCCCTTTTTTTATATAAATAGTATATGAAAAACTTTCAAGAATTTTGCTGTGAAAAATGTAATGAGGTATTTGACCACAACATTACAGAAGCAGAGTATCAAGGTACAAAAGTAAAACTAAACGACCCCATGAGAGTTAATGATGGTAAATCTAAATTTAAGGTTTACGTAAAAGGTCCAAAGGGTAATGTTGTTATGGTTAGGTTTGGAGACCCAAACATGGAAATTAAAAGAGATGACCCAGACAGAAGAGCATCATTTAGAGCAAGACATAATTGTGATAACCCAGGACCAAAATGGAAAGCCAGATACTGGTCTTGTTATCAATGGAGAGCTGGCGCCAAGGTAGATAGCTAATGGTTAGCAAAAATTTTTCAGACGTCTTAGCCAGACAAACTGAGCTAAGTTTCGCAGCACCGCAACATTTCTTTTTAACAATAGAGAAAGCACCTGACATAGTTTACACAGTGCAACAAGTAAATGCACCAGTGATTAGTGCTGGTGAATTACCTATTTCAAATCCATACAATACAAATAGAACCGTACCTGGTGATACATTAGATTATGCACAATTAGATATT